AAGTATATTTAAACTCATAAAATTATTTTTTTCTAGTTACAATTTTTACTTGCCAACGATGTCTGCAATAAGGGCGGTGAACTCCATTTGGTTGAGTAAACCAACCGCCTCTCCTATCAAATACTGAATAGCCTAAACGCTCGGAAATATTCTCTATATCGGAACGGCTCCAAAGCTTTGTCTCCGCTAGTTGTAATAAGCGCGCACAAAATGGTCGGTTTTTATCATCCCTTGGACCGGCATATGTGTAACGCAAAAGCACCTCGGTTGTGGTTGCTTTATCACCTCCCGCAATTTTGCGAAGTGGCTTTGTAAGCACACTCTCTTGAGGTTTATACTTTGGGTTTAAGATGCTTAAATCTCTCCCGATTATTTTTAAATATCCTTCCGTTTTTAAAGCTTCAATTGTAAGATTAACCTCGGCAACGCTTTTATTTAAGATGGTGCCAATGTTCTCCGGAGTGATAAGCTTATTTTTGCTTATCAAATCAAGGACATTTGCTTTGATCGTGTCAATCTCGGCATCCGCAAATTGCTCAAAGTTTTTAGCTTCGTGAGTCTCAATTACTTCAAAATCATTGCAATTGTCACCGCATGCGCTAAATTCACTTAACAACAAATCATCTTGCATGTCAGCAAAGGCCTCTTCGGTTTTAGGATCATCATCAACACCCAGGAAGGTATTGACATCATCATCGCTAAAACCAAATCCACTCTTTAACATCAATGCCGCTTGTTGCTTGTTAATCTTACCGCTTCCGAATTGGCGAACGATACGCATAACATTTTGATATTGCCTTCCGCTTAAATTCTTAATGCTATCATTTGCAGCCGCTATTGGCTCACTACCCGTTGGAGGTACATTACCGCCTTGAGGTGCCACGCTATCCGGTGCAAGGCCTAACTTCTCGCGGATTTCATTGCGTGTCATATTGGCGCTCATAATGGCCTCGCTAAACTCAAAGCTTAATGGCTCAACCGGAACAATCTCAAACTCACCAACGATGCCGGCCAATTTCATTAACTTATTGAAAGTTACTTCGTGTTGTTGTTGGCGCTCGTTGACATATGTATTTTGAAATATTTGATAAGCATCACGAATCTCGCTGCGGCCACCCAATTGTCCTTCGGTTTTGATACCAAATAACATCGGGCTTGTAACTTGATGACAAGAGAAAATCTCTTGTTGGATTAGATTGTTAACATTAGTGAAATCCTCTTTTGTTAAATTGGTTTGTCCTAGATCAACAATATCGACTGCATTTTCCTTTGATGGGTTAAATGCAATTACTACGCGGTCACCTTCCGGATTAGCGAACTTATTCTTTAAATCTCTCTCAACTTCCTCTTGCTCCTCCTCACCTGGTAAGCCATTATTGAAATTAATCAATTTGGTGGCCACAAAGTTTTTCTTTGCATTACCTAATATATGTCGGCTCACTTGGATATCACTCTCGATGTAATTAAGCCCTTGGAAATATGAAGGAAGAGGATAAATATCACTCTTTGGATTGTACTGCTTTACAAATAAAATTTGCGCGCCATTTGGCTCATTTGGATTGAATGCTTTGTACTCTCTTGCAGTCTCTCTAAATTCACTCTTGCTCCAATCATCTTTAACATAAAAGCATTTCAAATCTTTTGAAACCCTTACTTTTTGGAACTCAATGTGATATACTCCGGCGATTTGCTTTAACGCATTGTAAACAATTTGCAAATAAAAGCCACCATGAAGCTCATCATCTAATATAGAGCGCTTTAAAATTTGATTCCAAGTTTCACCCTCAACATTGGCAACTTTCGGAACATCCGCAAAACCTTTGCCATAAATATAATTAACCTTACCTTTTACAATTGCACCATGCTTTGGGCTTTCGCCAAATAACTCAATCAAGTAATTTGAATAGTTATTTTTAGCACCAAACTCAACATAATTTTTACCCCTCTTCTCTTCGAATTTAGGTTGTTGCGCTTGGTCAAATTCGACCTTTACTAAATGATATTTATTGCTCACAATTATATGTTTTAAATTCGTTACATTGATCCGTGTATTCAGTTGGCGCACATTCGGCGACATCATGCAAATACATAAAGCCCTCCTCAACAATTGCACCGCTCAATAATGGATCAAGATTTGTTGAGCTTGCTTGTTGTCTTATAATATATCGCCAGGTGCCGGCTTCGTAATTCTTAAAAACCTTATCCAAGATAAGCATTTTTTGGTATCTATTATAATCAACAATGTTTGTACCAACAAATTTAACTATTTTATCCGTAGCACTTGTAAAAATAAATAAATATTTAGGGCTTGCGATGGTTGTTAACTCATCGGCCGTAAATATTATGTAATTATTTTGCCCTTTATATATGTGCAACATCTTGTTAAATTTAAAAAGCCCTACCTACTCACAGGTAGGTAGGGCATAAATAAAATACTGCTTTAAATAAAATTATCCCGCAGTCTCAAGCGCCGCTCCTACTGTTGCGCTAACTTGTAAAAAATCATCAACCTCTATTCCACTTAATGTGATATTGTAACCATTACGATCACCCGCAGCCGTACCACTTCCGCTTTCAGTTGTTGCAAGATATAAACCTTTACCCTTACCGTACATACGATAATTGCCATCCATATCCAATGTAACAACCATTAACTTATTTTTAGCAAGTGTACGAACTATGTTCGCAGTTGTTGAGTCTCTCTTATTTAATGGGAATACTACTTGATGAGTATAAAATACTGAACCATTCTCTTCCGATGCAGTTGCATTAGATGATGTGTTTGCGGTTGCTCTTGGCACCTCAAATTTGTAAAATCTTTTGCCCGCTACTTTTGTGATGCCGGTAACTAAACCGCTCACTTCCGTTACACCCGAAATGTTGCCGAACTCTGCTAAATATACCGCAGATAAACCGCCGATATTTTCGCGACAATCAATCGTGTAACCGCTTGTTATTGCACATGCCATGATAAAAAAGTTTAAAAAAAAGGCGGCTATTTCACCGCCTTTTCTTGATTATAATTTAATTAGATAGTTGCTTTGAACTTTACACACATTGTTGTGTAAGCCACGCCAATACCTAATTTAAAAGCTACTCTATAACGAACCTCGTTATTATCTTCGGAATACCAAATTTTGTAGTTTTCTTGTTCTGCTTCTAAATCAAACGCCATTGCGATGTTTGATAAAGTTGTAGCGTATATGTCACCTGTTCCGTTCAAACCATTAACCGCAACTAATTCAACATTAGTACCTGGGATAATGAAAGTTTGAGAAGCATCACCATCAACTTTGTAGTTGTAAAGGTTTAATGCTTGGTAAGCCAATACCGCTAAACGGTAAGTGTCATTACCAACGAATACTTTTAAATCATCTGCATCGATAATCTCAACAGGGATTGCTTTATAAACTCCGTTCAATACTGAAACGATGTTTGTTGCACTTAAAGCAGAGATTGGACCGCCACTTACATAACCACTTACATTCGCATTAACAGGAGAACCCGCATCAATGATTTTGATTAAACCATCAAAACGCTTTAAGTTTTCGCTAGTTGAATCAGTATCACCTTGCCACAAACCAACTTCTAATTGCTTTGCAATCATCTTGTTTTTTTGCTCGGTGAACTTTGTTTGAAATTCAGCCCATCCGAAATCTTCGTAAGTTGATCCCGCTTTTAAAGCCTCTTGAGAGAAGTAAGCTTCAAAATCTTTTGGACAAATTGTCTCTTCTAATTTGATTTTACCAACTGTTACAGTTGCTTGACTCAAAGTTGTAGTGCCAGAAGCATTCCAACCACAAGCATCAACTTGAAAGTTTGCATTTGTTGCAAGTTTTGGAACTGCAACGCTTGACTTTGTTTTAGGTAACAAGATACCACCGCTCTTAATTAAAGATTGCGTTTTTGCTGCGAATACAGCCTCGGTTAATAAAGGTGCAATCTCTTGTTTAGTATATGCACTTATGCCGCTGAATGATAATGCCATTTTTTTATAATTTTAATTTTTAAGAACAAATTGATTTTGAGAAATTTTCAAACTCCACTCTTGCATCTCTTTTAACTTCGCTAAATGCGTTGCTATTTTTTACGCTTGAGTCTGCTTGAGCTTGAGGAGCTTCAACTAACATTTTGCTAATTTGCATTAATCCTTCGATTACTTTATTAGCTTGAGTTAATTTAACTTCATATGCTGCAAACTTATCTTCATAAGATGCAAACTTTTGATTTGTTGCACTCTCGAATGCAGCAAACTTTGCGCTCATGTCCTCTTGGCCGATTGGCTCTTCGGGGATTGCGGGTGCAACCTCTTCCTCCATTGCCGGCTTAATTTCCATGATTGCGCCATTGTCACCAAGGACAATTACAGTACCATCTTCAAGCATATGCTCTCCAATAGGAGCGGCAACACCTTCAATGGTTACAATACCACCAACCATCAACTCAGTAACTTCAACGATAGTGCCATCTTTTAACTTGGCCTCCATCATTTTAACAGGAGCAATTACTCCCGATACATCACCGCTTGCGGATGGCATTTGGTCTCCAACTAATTCTGCAAAGAACATTGAGACCTTGTTTAAAATACTTTGTGCGTTTTCCATACTCTTATATATATTATTTTAATGAATTAGGTAC